TAATATGAAAGGCCACCATGGCAAACTTAAGTGACATCGTAAATGTCAGTATTTCTCTAAATACGACTGGCGTAGAAAGGGCGGATTTCGGGACACAAATTATTGTCGGCCCGACTATGGCATTCGCAGCCCGTGTTCAGTCTTACACGCGCTATGACGATGCCGTTGCGGCTGGTCTGCCTACACCTATGCTGCTCGCAGTACAGGCCGCATTTAGCCAAACGCCTCACCCGCGTCAAGTTAAAGTTGGTCGCCGTAAGGTTGGCACTGCCATTGTCAATATCGTGGCTGCAAACTTGACGGTTTACACCATCACGGTCGCCGGTACTTCGCCCGAGGTTTACACATATACCAGCGATGCAACTGCAACCGCTGCTGAGATTGCGACGGCTTTGGCTTTGGCTATCACTAGCGATACAAACGAGACTCTGACAGCTACCGCCATTGGTAATACCGTGTCTTTGGCTTGGATTAGTCAGACTAACCTGCAAGCAGTTACGCTGGGTTCTAACCTGTCTTGGGGTGCTATCACCACGACCGATACCGTAGCTGTTGATATGGCCGCTATCGTTCTTGAGGATAACGCTTGGTATGGCTTGATTAGTTCTGACCGTACAAAGCAAGTGCAGCTTGATTTTGCGGCTTGGACTGAGACTCAAGAGAAGTTGTTCGGATTTGCCAGCGACGAAGCTGCCATTCTTACCGCTGGTGTTGCGACTGACGTTATCAGTGTTGCCAAAGATACCCGCTATTACCGAACCTATGCGGCCTATAGTGCCAAGGCGGCTACAGAATATCCTGATGCGGCTTGGATGTCTGCGGTGTTTCCATTGCAACCCGGCTCTGAGACTTGGGCGCTTAAAAAGCTCGGTGGAGTTACCCCAGACAAGCTGCCAGCGACTGACCGAAACACCATTCTCGGTAAGGGCGGAAATACTTTCGAGTATTACCAGACTCAGATAGCGCTGACCAATCCCGGCAAAGTGGCAGCAGGGGAGTGGATTGACGTTATCCGTGGCCGTGACTGGCTGAAAGATTTGATTCAGACCAATATGGTCATGATGATGATTAATCGTGCCAAAGTTCCATATACTGACGCAGGTATTCAACTTTGCGTCACTAACCTGCGTAAGTCTTTGCAGCAAGGCGTTACCGTTGGTTATATCGCGCCTGATGAGATTGACGCCGATGGAAATACCGTTCCCGGTTTTGTTATCACCGCGCCATTGTCGTCTAGCATTGACCCACTGGTGAAAGCATCCCGCGTGTTGACGCTTGAGTTCTCGGCCCGGTTGGCTGGCGCTATCCATGTGGTGCAAATTAACGGTGCCGTCGGGTACGAAATCTAAGGAATAAAAAATGGCAACTACTTACGACCCAACTAAACTCACCGTGATTGTCGGTGGAGTTATCGTCTCTGGCTTTATTGATGGCGACTTTATCACGGCAAAACGTGATGAAGACTTGTACATGAAGCGCGTTGGCGCTGACGGCCATGTCGCCCGCGCTCGCAATGGAAATAAGTCAGGCTCTATCGAGATTAAGCTATTGCAAAGCTCGCCAGCGGTGAACGAACTGTCTGCACTGGTGGCTTTGGACAACTTCCTGTTTGATGGCGACATCCTGATTCCAATTCAGATCGTGTCGCCGGGTGATGGTGCTGAACTTGTGGTTTCTACTCAGTCGTGGCTCAAGTCAGCGCCTGAAATTGTCTTCGGAAAAGAAGTCGGCGAACGTTCATTCATATTTGATTGTGCTGATTTGAAACTGTCGTTGTCCGGCGCTTAATCTCTGGGGTGTGCGTTGGCCCGTCATGATTCGCTCTGACGGGCTTTTTTTCGTATAATTGAAACAAATACACATAAGGAAAACCATGCACCCAGAAACAATTATTATCGGCCAGTATGAATATACGGCCATGAAAATGAATGCGTTCGACGCGAATCGAATTCTGTTGCGTTTGAACAAGGTTATTTTGCCTGTTATTGGCGGACTGACAAAGGGTAAAGGCTCTGTAAACTTGCTAGATGCTGATTTGAGTGAGGTTACTAATATCCTTGCTGAGAACCTAACAGAAGAAGTGATGGATTCTATTGTGTTCCCGATGTTTTCCAACTCGCGGGTTTACTTTATTGAAAAGAAGATTTTCATTAAAGATGCAATGGGTGTAAACCAAGCATTTACCGCTGATAACCTGTTTGATTTTTATGAATTGATCTGGGAGGTTCTTAAACTGAACTTTGCAGTTTTTTTCAAAAAAGCGGCGGGGAACTTTGGGAGCCTAACCGCCGGGGCTCAAACTCAAGCGGTGAAGCCCCCGGCAAATTAAGAGCTGATCTAGAGTCTGAATTGTGGATATGGCGTCCGATACTAGCAGGGAAAACCACAATCACCGAGGTGAAGGATGGGACGACTAGCGTTGAAGATTTGATGAAGTTGAATGCTTTAATGGATATGCAAGACGCCTACCAATATCAGGCTATGAAAAAGAAAGATTGAATATATGGCAACGGTGCGCGAACTTGTAACAAAAATTTCCTTCGGTCTTGACCAAGGGAGTCTTAACCGTGCCGAAAGTTCAATCAGTAAATTGTCAGGTATGCTGTCAGGCATTGCCGCGTTCGCTTCTTTGCGTGCTTTAGCTGGAGTGGCTGATTCGATGCAGTCATTGGAATCTCGTATCGGGATGCTGCCGCAGACTATTGGTTCAGTTGGAGATGCCTTTAACGAAGTGTCAAAACATGCGAGTGATAACCGCCAATCTCTTGATGCTTACGGTACGCTGTATAACCGCATCGGCAATGCAGCCAAAGACTATGTAAAAACTCAGGGCGACTTGTTAAAGGTAACTGACACAATCAGTCAGGCGCTTGTTGTTGGCGGTGCAACAGCGCAAGAGGCATCATCTGTAATGACTCAGTTTAGCCAAGCATTGGGGGCTGGCACATTGCAGGGTGAAGAGTTTCGCGCTATGGCTGAAGCTGCACCACAATACATGGATGAGTTGGCTATCGCTCTTAAAATACCTCGCAGCGAAATGAAAAAGCTCGCAAGCGAAGGAAAGATAACCTCAAAACAGGTTATTGAAGCAACCATGAAAATGTCAAGCATTTTTGAGGATAAATTCCGAAAAATGCCAATGACTATTGGCGCTGCAACTTCCATTATCGGAAACAAGTTTAAGACTATGGTTCAGAATATGAACCGTGAATCTCACGTTGTCACCAATGTGGCGAACTTCTTTTTGAGTGCCTTTGATCGTATCGAAACCGGGTTTAAATCGTTTGTTGAATTCGTAGGCGGCGGAACTAACGCATTGAAGGTGTTTGGCATTGCATTGCTTGCACTGTTTGGCACAATGGCTTTAGGAGGGTTGTTGAGCATCCTTGGTGCTATCCTGTCCCCCGCTGGCCTTGTCGTGGCTTCGCTTGTCTTGCTTGGACTTGCCATTGATGATATTTACACTTACATGGAGGGTGGTCAATCTTTGTTTGGCGACTTCCTGAAAGATTTGAAAAATGGTGACGTTCTGACGGTGGGGTTGACGGCTGCATTAGTAGGATTGACGGCTCAATTTGCTTATGTGGCTATTGCTTACGCTGCCATGTGGGCTAAGATGCGTATTACAGCCATGATTGAAGGGGCCAAGGTACTAGCTATCCAACTCGCCGCAATGGGGCCGACTGGCTGGGCTATTGCGGCTGGTGCTGGCATTGCTTTGGGTGCAGCTTACTTGCTTAATAAATCCAATGATGTCGGCTTGCCAAAGGTAGGTCCAGGCAGCGTTACGCCAGCAACCATGTTGCCTAACCTTGCGCCAGCTTCACCGACTAGCAACACGGTACACCAAACAAATAACTTCACCATGCCACCGGGTACTCCGCAGTCTCACATTAATTTGCTTGAAACTGGTGTTGTCAATATCTTGGGTCAAGGTAACGACAAGTTGGCGCGTGATATGAACTCAATGGGTAACTAAATGATAGGTTTTTACTATGGTGGGCCAAACTCAGGAACTAAGGTTTTCGGCGGTATCGCGTCAATCGACTTTGATGCCACACTTGACGAACTGCATGACTGGCGCAATGAGATTACACAAAATCCGGTTGAAACTGGATCTCCAGTAACTGACCATGTGATTGAACGGTCAGATAAGCTGAAGCTGACTGGCACCATCACAAACAGCCCTCTACGCGGTGAATTTGCTGGTCAATACTTTGGTGGAGATAACGAGTCACCACGCATTCAGACGGCATTTGATGCCATTCGTGAACTGTTTAAATCGCGTGATGTTGTGGTGGTTTATACCAAGCACGCAATCTACACCGATATGGTTATTGAATCAGTTTCAATACCTCGTAATGCACAGATCGGTGAAGAAGTGCAGTTTACGATGGAGCTGGTGAACGTTCGTTTTGTTGATACCCAGCTTGTGAAGCTTCCACCAGGCATTAGTGCGAAGAAGGATAAGAAGGCGGGTAACTTAGGTAAGAAGGCAGAGCCACAAAAAACAGCGGGTAATAAGATGCTTGATGAAAATTACAAGACTCGCGCACAGTCTTCTGGTCTTGCTAAAACAATTTCAGAAAACATCAAAAAGGCTTTGCAATGATTCTCGCTGAAATTCCACTATTGCCAGACACGACTGACCAACTTGTTGACGTTGTTTTAAGTGATAACCCGTACACACTCCGCATTCTTTGGAATGAGAAGTATGGATATTTTTCACTGTCAATTTACGCTCGGGATGGTGCTGTAATTCTTGAGAATATCAAGATGGTGAAAAACTACCCGCTAATCAGTCGGTTTAAAAATACGCTGCTGCCAGTTGGTGATTTATATTTCATCGATAACAAAAACAAGCATTCACGCGCACTTTACGAATCAGTCGGAACGGGTGATTATTCGCTTGTCTATTATGTTCCTGATGTTGTCGTGTCTGACGTTGTTGTTATCACGCCAGTAGCAGCCGTTAGTGGGTCTATATGGGACAGCGGTCTATCGGAATGGGATAGCGGTTCGTCTTCTTGGGACGGTGCTTAAATGGCTTTATTTGACCGTGTAGCCTCGCTGACTGTTGGCAAGCCTGATGGGAAAGCCGTCGAGATTCGTGATCTACGGTTTTCATTCGCTATTGAGAAGGGTTCGATTGACACGCCTAATTCGTGTACCTGTCGCATATACAACCTTAACAAAAACTCACGCGCTTTGGTTGAGACTGTCAACAACATTCTTATTCTGAAAGCTGGATATAAGCGTGACGTTAGCGAGATTACTATTTTCACGGGCACGGTTACGCGGGCGTTGACTCGCATTGAAGGCGCTGATTCTATCACTGAGTTGGAAATGTCAGACGGTGGTGCAGAATACAAAGACACAAAGACTTCTTTTAGCTTCTCGCCAGGCGTATCGGCGCAACAAGTTTTAAGCAACATTGCAGCGACGTTTAAGCTGCCTATCCGGCCATTGCCAAGCGAGATAGCAACCAAGACATATCCAGATGGATTTGCTTTCATTGGCCGATCACGCGAAGCCATGAAAAAGGCGTGTGACTTTCTAGGGCTTGAATGGTCAATCCAGAATCGGGAGTTACAGATCCTGAAACAAGGTAAAGCTGTTGATATGCAAGCCTTCGTGCTGTCGCCTGACACTGGGCTTATTGAGTCGCCAGAATCAGAGCATAAAATTTACTCTGAAAAGACCGCAGCTAAAAAAGGCTTCACCGCGAAACAAAAAGGCGTTCGCGTGACTTATGGTGAGACTGAGGCCGGTAATAACGAAAAGAAACTAGAAGTCCAAGGCTACCGAGTGAAAAGCCTTTTGCAGCCCGCATTGCAGCCTGGTGGATATGTCCGCTTGGATACTCGCGGGATTGATAAGGAATACTTTAGAGTCGAAACTATCAATCACGTTGGTGATTCTCATGGTCAAGACTGGTACTCTCAGCTTGTGTTGCGGTATGTGTGATGGTGGGGTGGCCGGTACTGATCTCCGGATTCTGAGTGCATTGCTGGTCAACCCCAGTAACAGCGCATCAGCCTGCGCATTCACCCCATAAATATTGATGGCGACTAGGCACCCCTAATCCTACGCGTCACCAGTTGTGAGCCTGTATGACTTTATGCGCTTCACCATCAATCATAAGCCCTGACTTTACCCATACCGATTGCTAACTATGGCAAGGCTCATGATTGATAGTTGATGGTTGCCGATTACGCCGTTAAGCGTTCTTGCGTCCGTTTGTTTACCCGTGTACTTTGGCAAACGTGTACTCATCTATACCAAACCATCAAGTAAGCAAGCAGACGTTCATGTGGTCACTCGGCTTTACGAGCGCCTTATTCGTGTCCTCACTCTGTTAGCCACACTCGTTTCGGCTTGCTTACTTGATGACACTATTTCTAGTGCTTGGATTGAAGTTTAACTCCATTTCACTCAAAAATTCAATTTTGTCAAAATAAATTTATGGGATAAAATGTGTTATATGGCAGAAAATAACGACTTTATCAGTGCGCTTAAAAGCATGGTAGATGGTCGCCTGCATGAAATTAACACTAGCCTGCCGGGTGTTATCACTGGTTACGCCAATGGCCGCGCTAGTGTGCAGCCTACTCCTAAACGACGCTTTGCTGATGGTGATGTTTTAACGTTCCCAATCCTGCAAAACGTCCGGGTTTGCTGGCCTAGCTTTAGTGGCGGGTCAGCGGGTGTTAAGGGGCCGATTAAAGCCGGTGATAAATGCCTGCTAGTGTTCGCGCAACAAGCGGTTGACGGCACTGATGATGCTCGCCGGTTTGATATTTCAGACTCTTATTGCATTCCATGTGACTTGGGCTCGGCTGGCGCTGGTGATAGTGGCAATAACGCTGATTTAACGGTGTTTTACGGGGCTGCGTCTATGAGGCTTACCTCTGGTGGTGCTTTGCTTATTACAGCGCCTGGAGGGGTAACTATTGAGGCTCCAGAAATGACTCTGTCGGGTCACGCCACTGTAGTGGGTGGTGCAAATATTTCGTCCATTGAATTCGCAGATCACTCACACGGCGGTGTTGAGCCGGGTATATCTAATACTGGTGTCCCACAATGATTGATATTGCATTAGACAAAGTAACCCATGATCTTGTTTTGATTGACAACGATCTGGTGATGCTGGACGGCGCTGAACGTGTTCGTCAACACCTAGCCATTAAGCTCAAATTATGGGCTGGCGAGTGGTTTATGGATACCGAGTTTGGCACGCCATACTTGTCTGATATATTAGGCAAGCAAGTGAGTCTTTCTGGCTCTATTGCGGCTTTGAAAAAGTCTATTTTAGATGTGGACGGCGCTCAGTCAATCACGCGCTTTGCGTTTGATTTCAACCGTTCGTCGAGGAATATTGAGATTAATTTTGATGTTCAGACTCAGTATGGAAATCTGAATATCATTAAAATACAACAAAAAACATTGAATGAATTGATTTCAGCCAATGTTTCTTCAGACTTTTTGTATATTGAAGATTTGCTCAATACTTTGACAAATATAACAATACCATCACACGGATATTAATATGGCTAAATTACCACTAGATCAGGCAGTTGTTAGATTCCAATCTAATGACGAACGCATGGAAAAATTTGCCAATGGGTCTGCTTCGGATACATACACGTCATCCTCAGGTGTTTCCGTGCCTTCCATTCAGAAATTTTTAGCCGATAAGAATGTTGAGATTGACGCTAATTTAAGTGGTGTTTTCAATCCAAGTGGTGCGTCTTTGGTGGGTTACTTGCCAAATGGCGAAGGCGCTGTATCCACAAATGTTCAGTCTAAACTGCGTGAGCATGTAAGTGTTTTGGATTTTGGAGTAGTTGGCGGAGGTGTGATTGATGACACTGCATCATTAGTCGCCGCATTGACCTACGTAGCAGGAAGGGCGGCAGCCGGAACACCGACTACTCTTTGGTTTCCTACAGATATTTATAGGGTGAGTGGAGTTCTTGGAACATATTCATGCTCAAATCTCACTGTTGATTTTAATGGATCAACGATAGATGCATCCAGTGCTACATTTTCTGGACCTTTATTGCAGTTCAATGGATCTATCGGCGCATATACAAATCTCACAAGCTCTGGAGTTGAAGGTAACTTCTACATGCTGGCTCCAACAACTGGCCTTATCAGGGGTGACTGGATCAAAATTGTAAGTGAGACAGTATGGGATGCAGCCAACACTGATACAAGGTATGGAGAGATTAACAAGATAGCAACATCTGACAGTTTAAATACTAGTCTCCCATCTGACAGGATATATCTATCATCCCCACTGGCAGCAAATTATTTAATTGAAAGTTTAGCCAAGTTTGCAAAACTGAGTATGCTAAGTAATATTACTGTGAAAGACGGAAAATTACTTGGTCCATCGGCAGTACGCGATTCAGCTACGGGCTTGAGGTTTGACTACGTAGATGGGCTAAATATCACTGGAATGTCATTTGAGTCATTTGATAATCGTGGAATCTATATTAAAGATTCAGTTAACTCTTTGGTTACATGTTGCAGGTTCTCCCACACTCGACCAATCTCTCTTGGGTATGGAGTATCATTTGTTGATGCATCACAAGATAGCATAGTGTCACTGTGCAGTTTTGATGATGTGAGACACGCACTAAGTACAAATAACAATATCTCTGCAGATTACGGTGTTGTCCGTCGCATAACTTTCACGGCTAATACAGTCCTTTATTCAGCAAGGGCCAGTGTTACATCTTCCACATTAACAGTAAGTACTGTTGAAAATACAATTACCGTTGCGGCTCCAAGTGTAACATTCTCAGAAGCTAGACTGGTAAGGCTTGTAACAACAGGAACCTTACCAGAAGGTATATCAGCCTCATTTAATTACTACCTTGCAGTGGTAGTAGACTTTACGACATTTACCTTACACCTTACAGTAGATGATGCAATTGCTGCTATTAATCCGGTTTATATTACTAGCACTGGAAGTGGTACTCACACAGTAACAGCCTACACAGGGGGAGATGCGGTGGATACCCACGGAGGTGCAGATTTCATAAAAATTCTTGGCAACACTATCATAGGATCATCAGCATCCGGTATTAATATTGAATGTGCCAGTTGTGAAGTTATAAACAATACCATAATTGGTGCAGAATCTTATGGAATTTACTTTCACTCTGAGGCTGATCGTGTAGGTACTGCAATAATCTCAGGGAATCGAATTGAGCGAACTGGAGGAGCTGGAATACTAGCTGGACAAGGAACCAGAGGAACAGCATTTGAGATGCGAAGGGTAGTAGTATCAAATAACAGCATTAGATATGCAGGGCAAGATTCAGGAAAGTTCTCATTTGCTCAGGGTATAGCACTTAATGATGTAACTGGATCAACACAGGATTGCATCGTAGTGCAAGGAAATGTTGTGGCCGATGGCGCAGTGGGTGGAATTTACTTGGAACACATGAACGGCGCATCTGTTGTAGGTAATTCAATCTTTAATAATGCAGGAATCGGAATAAGACTTGAAGACGCCAGTAAATGTGCAGTAACAGGAAACTCCGTATTAACACCTTCTACTGTTGTGGCAGAGGGAATTTCAATTACAGGCGATAGTTCAAATCTAAGTATCACAGGAAATGCTGTTAGCTCTGCATCTGGAACTGTAGCATCGACTGGCATAAAACTGGCTGATACCGTTAGTTCGGTGTCTATGGACTGCAATACTATATCTGGGTACAGCATACAACGAAGTTTTGGTGTTGGTGCAAATCATCTTGGACTCACTGCGCGTGGGTCTAGTACAGTTGACCCAGCCTCAATGGCAGACGGTTCCGGAATAACTGTGACAGTTTCAGCTATTGGAGCCAGTCTAGGTGATGAAGCGAGAGCTAGTTTTAGTCTTCCGCTGCAAGGCATTACAGTTAGTGCGTGGGTCAGTACAGCAGATATTGTAAGTGTACGACTGCAAAATGAAAGTGGCGGGACAATTGATCTTGCCTCTGGAACATTAAAAGTTATAACCGTTCGCATTTGAATGCGAAATATATATGATTACAGCTTCCGCTGTAGAAGTATTCAAGCCGGTATTTAATGCCTGGATTAAAGAAATACTCGCATTGAAAAACAATACATCACAATCACACGGATATTAAATGGCTAAATTACCCTTAGATCAAGCTGTTATTCGCTTTCAATCAAATGATGAGAGAATTGATAGGTTTGCAAATGGAAATGAATCAATTGGATATAACACATCTTCAGGTGTATTCGTTCCATCTATTCAAAAATTCTTATCAAATAAAAATGTTGAGATTAATGTTGGTGCAGAAAGTATTTTGGCGGATGCTACAGCAGCCAAAGACGCTGCTGAATTAAGCGCTACAGAGGCTGCTGCTACCGTGGCTTCTTTGTCAGCATCTTCAGGCGCATCTTTAGTTGGGTATTTGCCTGCTGGTACTGGAGTCATTGCATCTACGGTGCAGGGTAAATTGCGTGAGTCTGTTAGTGTTAAGGATTTTGGGGTGCTTGGAAACGGAACGGATGAAACTACAAAATTACAAGCAGCGCTCAACCATCTTAATACCATCGGCGGCGGAACTCTTCACATAAATGGTGAGATTATTCGCTGCGACGGTCCAATTGTCGGGTACACCAAGACAAAGATCGTAGGCGATCAAGGATCTACTATTGATTTCTCTCATCGCACAGTGCCATACAACACGGCATCTACGAGTTTGTTCACTTTCCGTGGTTCGGCTAGTGCTGAAATATTGCTAACCGATGATGCTACTATTGACAACAATATTGTGTATGTCTCTGGAACTGATGCGTCTGCGTTCACTGTAGGTTCGCTAGTTGAGATTAGCATGAATGCAGCGGGTAGCTTTAACGACCCATCCATTGCAGTTAAAACTGGGCAACTAAACATTGTCACTAGCGTATCATTAGCGTCAGGTAGTAGGCTTAAACTTGTTTTGGATACACCTATATTCGATACATTGCCAGTGGCATCTGGTGCGCGCTTACGCAAGATTACGCCGGTTGAGGACATTACTATTGAGGGTGTTACATTCACGGGTCCGGGCCGTTACGCTGTAAGTGACGGTGACACAGGGCTTGGTATTTATCACGGCAAGAATGTCACAGTTAGAAACTGCAAGTTCGTAAGGATCGACCTACGCGCTGTAGAGGTGATTGGTTGCCGAGGATTCATGATTGACAACTGTGATGTGTACCAAGACCCGCATGGGACTAATGGCAATGTGGACTCTATCTCTTATGGTATTGTCTACTCGTCAAGTATGAACGGGGTTATATCTAATAATCGTATCATTAATTCTCGTCATGGGATTGTGTCTTCTCACATATCCTCTGGTGCAGTTAACAAGTATTATGGAGTGAGTCGCTTTATTTCTGTCGACGCTAACACAGTAACAGGAAACTACGGTGATTTGAGTGGCAGTGGGTTTCCTATGTCTCATGGAGGCATTGCAACACACACTGACGCAGAGTTCATTTCAATCACAAATAACACAGTTTCTGGTTGCAGGCATGGTGTAAATGCTCGTTTCCGCAACGTGCTAGTTAAAGGCAACACATTAACTGGGAATCAGTTTGGCGTGTACCTATCATCGTTTTATAGAGACATTACGATTGATGGTAATTTGTTATCCGGTAACGCTAATGCAGGTAACACCATCTATAGCGACTCATCTTCCAATCCTGATGAAATACGATCGGGACTTGTAGTTATTAACAACCGCTTTAACAACACAAGTAAATTAACCATAACGTGCTCAACTACTGTGCCGAGTGCTGGACTCCAGATCGCCAACAACATATTCACTGGGTATAATGGATCAGTTGTTACAACTAACGGGATGATTACCATTGACGGAAAGTTCTCTGGAGAGATTTCAGGAAACATAATCAAACTTGAAAAAGTGTCAATTATAGGAGTGCCAACTGCGCTACTACAAGGTATTGCAGTTCGTAATGCAAAAAGTTTACAGATAACTGGTAATAACATTGACAGCACTACAAACTGCGTTGGTTTATATTCAACAAGTTCAAATTTATACGTATCTGGAAATATTTATAGCAACTCAGGTGGCGTAAGTAACGCATCAGTAAAAAGCTGCGTCATGGGTAACATCAATTTAGGAGACTTTTAATATGACAACTGAACTTGTTAGTCCATCGCCCGTGTTGCCCATTAAGTCACAAGGATTCTACTCATTCACGGTAACTATTGATAATGACACGGCATATTCATGGACACCTCCTGTGTCTTATGGTCACGTACTAGTTTCATCGTCATCCGTAAATGGTCACGGTATGTCATGGTTTAGGTCTTCATCTACAGCAAAACTAGGTGGCTCAATAAACTTTGACTGCGTAAACACCGCGCTCACTGGCACTACTGGGATTATCACTCATGTGACTCTAGGTGTATCAGGAGGGACTCTGTACCTTGAGAATCGAGCTGGGTCTGTGCTTGAGTTAACGGTTACGCTGTTCTCACCAGGCGCTCACAAATAAAAATGTATTTTGTCAAAAGGAACTAAATGCCACTTAATACAACAGGCTTTGAGCGCCCGCGCTTAACAGAGATTAAAGCGGATTATGACCAACGTTTTACCGATGCTTTGGGTCCGGTTAATACCTCGCCTGATGCTGTCATTGGTCAGATCATTGGCATCTTTTCAGCGGCTCTTGATGATGCCTATGAAACTCTGCAAGACAATTATGACAGCATGTACCCGTACAGCGCTGAAGGGACTAGCCTAGATGGCGCTGTTTCGTTCGTTGGATTGGAGCGTTTAGGCTCTACGTCAACCACTGTTACTGCGTGCGTTTATGGTGGTGAGTCAACCTTGTTACCTACGGGTGTTATGACTCGCGCTGGGTCTGTGCAATATGCCACGACTTCCGACACGGTTATCAGTCGGGCTAATGCGCTTGACGTTGAAATTGAAGTCGGCACAGTCGTTAACTCGGTGGCTTACCAGATCATTGCCGGTGGCGTTTTGGCTCAATACATTAGTGATGCTAGTGCAACGGCTGAAGAGATCATTGCGGGCCTTGCATCGGATTTTAATCCGCTGAATTTCACGGCGACGGTTACTGGGTCAACTTTGCGGCTGCATAGCTTTGATAAAGTTTCTGATTTTCCGTTGACATTGGATGCCAATTTAACAATCACAAAGCTAGGTTCACCGGCTGTTTTTACAGCAGTAGAGCTTGGTGCTAGTGCGTTGCCTGCTGGTGCGCTAAATGTCATTGACAGCCCAATCCTAGGATGGGAGTCAGTATCTAATCTGGTAGCTGGAACGACTGGTCGCGATGTTGAGTCTGACGCTGATTTACGCACTCGCCACTCGAAAAGCATTCGCGCCACTGGTAGCGCCACGGTAAAAGCCATTCGCGCCCGGTTGCTGTCTGATGTTCCTGAGATTACAGCTGTGCAGATTTATGAAAATCGCACATCAAACGTGGTTGACTCAATGCCATCGCATAGTTTTGAAGCCGTAGTTAGTGGCGGCACTACTCAGGATATTCTTGATAAGATTTGGGATTTAAAACCGGCTGGTATTGAGACTCATGGCACGACATCAGGCCAGATCATTGATGAAAACGGCGATGCTCAAACGATAAAGTTCTCGCGCCCGGTTACTCAATACGCTTGGATTCGCGTTTCGGTTGATGCACTATACACAGAGGAACCTCTGATTGGGTCTGTGCAGGCTTCAATAATGGATGCTGTGCTGACTTATGGAGAAAGTCTAAGCGTTGGCACTGACATCATCCCGCAGCGCTTCTTTGGGCCTATTTACGCATCCACTACGGGCCTAGGACAGATCACGGTTGAGGCCGCTATTACTGCGCTTCCTAGCGATACTCCTACTTATTCGACTAATAACATTTCCATTGGTCGAGCAGGAATATCGGAGTTTGCCACCAATCGTGTGATTGTGGTGGGTGTATGAGTTATGTAAGCGACGCGCTATCGCGTATCACTAGTCAGTTTGAGCAGTCTCCTAATGTGCTTGCATTGCTAACGGCCATCATTGGCCCTATTGACTCATTACAAGCCACGTCTGACAGTGTTAAAACTGAGCGCTGGATTGATACCGCCATTGGAAAGCAGCTTGATGGATGCGGTTACATAGTTGGTGAGACACGTCAAGGCCGTGATGATGATGCTTACCGTGAGGCCATTAGGTTTCGCGTGTTCGTCAATATCTCAGAAGGCACGCCAAGCGCCATGATTAAGGGGCTTAATTACCTTATTGGGTCTGACGATAAACAGTATCTAGAAGCATATCCGGCTACGGTTATGTTATTTGGTGACGGTCCCAATGTGCCTGCTGGAATTCAAGCACAGATTCAAGACTTAGCACCGGCTGGTATATCTGATGTTTCTGTAATTGTTGGCTATACAGAAAAGCCTTTCAGGTTTAGTAAGTCTGCAAATTTACCAACTTTCAAAACTGCAACTGGTAACTTTTTCAAGCTGAATGGTAAAAAATTCAGAGTTAATTCATCATCTGTTTCTATTGACGGGCCTACACTTTCAGGAATCGCTCATGGTGTATTTGCAGCTAACAGTTTGCGGCTTAAAATCAATGGTAAGCGAATCAGAATTCATTCTAGAAATAACGATGTAATTCTTGATTCTGGCTACCATTTAACAGGTGTTTTCCAATGACAAGTTTCTCAGATACTTATCTGGCCTATTCAGACGGTCAGCAAAACAGCAATCAGCCTCCTGACGCCATTATGGCTACTGGATTCATTCCAGCTACTTCCGGTAATCGAGGCCAGCCATTGCCTGCGTCGTGGCTTAATTGGCTTTTTAACCGTGTTTTCAAGCACATTAACCGAGATGTTGTTACTGACAATTTAGGTGTTGGCTTATTCAAAACAGAAGGCGCAATGATTCGCCTTGAAGCTTTTGACTTGTCAGACTCAAATAAATACTTGGTAGCCATTGGTTATAAGACGGCTGGAGTTGCTCCACAATTGAAGGTTATTTCAAGTGCTACATTAACCTTGGGAACGGGTACAATTGATGGTAATCAACCCATCTCGGGCGGTACTAATGTAAAAATAGTCGGGTATTCCCGGCAATTTGGAGAGTTATAATGGCTTTGACCACGACTGAAGAGGCGCAATTACGCGCTTTGCTTGTAAAACAAACAGAGTTGCTTTCACTGGCTGCTAGTGAGCCTGCTATTATTAGTGAGTTGGGCGCTGGAGATACTACATTTCCAGAATTGACACCGGCCACTGTAATTAATGATGCTGACTTGCTTTTGGTGCGCCAAGGAACTGAAGAAAAAAGTGCTTTAAGTAGTGTTTTTGCTCAATATGTTTTGGCTGAAAACGCGGTAACTCAGGCGACAAATAATAGCAGCACAAAAGTGGCTACTACTGCTTTTGCCAATCCTGGGTCATTGCTGGCTGCATCAGGCTATCAAAAGCTTCCTAGTGGGTTAATTATTCAATGGGGTGTAACTGTAACTGGAACATCTGTTCCAGTAACTTTTCCAATTGCATTTACTACCAACACATATTTGGTAAATGTTTTTGATGGCGGGTACTTGGCTGGAACTAGCTTTGGCTCAGAATCAATTACTACCACTGGATTTATAGCTAGATGCTCATCGGCAGCAGAAGGCATGTCATGGCTCGCAATTGGGAAGTAAATCCAAATGAGTGAAGCAAGAATTATCGCATTGGAGCACCACGCAAAATCAACCGACTCAACTATGGGTAGGGTTGAAACTAAACTTGACACCATCGTAGAGACTTTGAATAGCCTGGTGCGTATTGAAGAGCGCCAAAGCGTGATTAATATAAGGCTAAATGAAGGCGCTCAGACTATGCAAGGCCATGAAGCGCGAATTCAATCAATCGAGGTAAAAATGCCTGGACTGATTGAAAAAGCGGGTTGGCTTGTCATGGGTATGCTTGGCGTTATTTGTGTTGTCGGTGCTGCTTTACTTCATGGAGTTATCAAATGATGTGCTGGATTGTGATGTTGCATTGGATGCAAAACGAATGGGAGAACCTCTATGATAAACAGTCGAAGTCTTGACGATCTGACGCCTGATACAAAAGCGAAGGCAAAGGCGTTAATCGCTGGGTGCTTGCTTGAAGGTATCGACTTGATTGTGACTAGCACTTACCGGGACTATGCTTCTCAGGGTGCTTTGTATGATCAGGGACGTAAAACAATTGGCAAGATTGTGACCAACGCAAAGCCTGGCTACAGCTTTCACAATCACCGGGTGGCATTTGACGTTGTGCCTGTAGTGGCTGGTAAGGCTATCTGGGATGACGCTAGATTGTGGCAGAGTATCGGTGCCGTAGGCGCATTGGCTGGCCTTGAGTGGGGTGGTTCGTGGAAGTTCAAGGATAAGCCGCATTTTCAAAATACAGGAGGTAATTCGATTGATGACTTTTTGCTGGAGCATGCTTGATGGAATGGCTTAAGTCTATCGCCCCAACGGTTGCAACGGCCTTACTAGGACCTTTGGGTGGCGTGGCTGTATCTGCATTAGGTGGCTTGCTTGGAGTCTCTGAAGCCACTCAGGACAAGATTACAAGCGCCATTCAATCCGGTAACTTGACGCCTGACCAGATCACGAAACTAAAAGAACTTGAACTTGAGTATCAGAATAATGAAAAAGAACGTGGGTTTAAATATTCTGAACTGGCCTTCAAAGATCGTGATTCAGCACGTAAATATAACGTGTCAGGCGGAACACAAAAGATGCTTTTTTGGCTGTCGCTTGTTTTGCTTATATGCACTTTAGGAACTGAGATTACGGTTATTTTTTATGGCTATCCTGAGAAAACGCCTGAAATCGTAGTTGGCCGCGTACTTGGTTTAATGGATGCAGTAGCTATGATGGTTATGTCATATTGGTATGGTACAACGTCAGGCAGTGCAGATAAAAACAAGCTGCTTTTAGAGGCAAAATAAACAAACCCGCGTAATGCGGGTTTTTTGTTATGGCATTTGCTTGCCAATTTCAGCGGCTGCGCGAACGATGGCGCGGCGGGTGGCGGCGTATGGGTCATCTTCGTGAAGCTCGTCATATGGTTCTGCACCACTCCTTTCACCCCATGTGCGAGTAACATTGCTCCAGTCCGGAAACTGCATTGGTATCTTCAACTTCACAGCAGTACGCAGCGCATCACCGTCATCTGTGAGCGGATTCCATGTGGCGACATATGGCTTTTCTCTGATCGCAATTGCATATCCTGTATCAGTCTCTCCGCCAAGCCGTATATCAGCAGCCTTAGCCGCCAGCTCAAGTAATTCACGATCAGTCATCATCATTCCTTCACAAAACAACCATTAGGCATCAAAGTGCCTTTGCGGTCCTTGATCTCTTGGTAAGCAACATCTAAGCAAGTAACCAAGTCTAGATTCTCTTTTTCAGCCACAATAATAAGCGTCACAAGTACATCACCAAGTCCATCAATCACACCTTCACGGTCGCCTTTGATTAGTGCGTCAGCCAGTTCGCCAAGCTCTGAAACAGTCTTCAAAAGCTGGGTTTGGCTTGTGGCATTTGGGATAATCTTACGATCTTTGGCCCAGTCGATTACTTGTGCTTCTAGTGTTTCAAATTTCATGTTCGTTTCCTTAAATAAGTCTGGTTGATCGTTGATAACTGCTTGCGAGTTATGAGGCTTGTTTTTTAGCTCATCGTAGCATGTTGGCCCGATAGCCTTGCCGTCTAAGTAAAAGTGCTTGCCGCCTGATTTAAGAGGCTTTCCACACTTAAAGCACTTAAGCATTCAAAAGTCCAAATTCTGACTTTTTATTTTTCTGCCTGCTAATAGCGATGTCCAAATATTTACCGTATTTGCTTCGTGGTATGCTTTTACGCTGTGCGTCATGCCAGTCCCAAAGCTCGCGCAAAATGGTAATCTCGCTTTCGCGTGCGTCAAACTTTCCCCACTTTTCAAACCGTCTAATCAGGTTTGCAATGGATGTCCTGGCTTGGTTGCATACAGGCATGACTTCAAACTTACCGATACCATTCTCGGCCATGACTACAGCCATTTGATGAAGTGCCAAAACGTCATACAAGTCTTGCTCTGTAGCAGTGTGGTCTTGCATAGACTGGATTGCTGACAGCTCACGGATGCGAACATCTTGCAGCAATTTATCGTCAATAGCACACGCACCATTGATGGCGTGAGCGACGGCGCTGAATCCAGGCGGTGTATTCCAGTGCTTTCGCTTGCATGACTTTCTCATTGCTTTTCCAAAAGATAATTAACCGCCATACGAAAATCCGCTTTTGTTATTGGTACTTGTACTGATTTAATATCGCAAAGTGCCCATCGATCAAAGTCAGCGTATGTATCACCACGCTCAAACATTCCGTGGCAATTAACTCGCCACATATGCCCGCGTCCTACTAGATAAAACCATTGGTACTGAGCTTGACCGCGCTTATAAAGCGGTTTTAAGCGCATTGTTGAACACCAATCTCGCCATTGTTTTGGTAGTTTTGTCTTCATATCAAGCCTTAAAGTAATCGTAAGGTGTACGCGCATTGCTAGTCATGCTGACCATAGGACGGTGAGCAATTCGCACGCCATTGACGATGCTTGGCTTGTCGTAAGCGTCCATCGAGTTGGGACGGCCATCCAAACGTTTTAACTCTTTGCCATCGTACAAACCATCAAACTTATTTAGAGTTGTTGACGGTGTTTTCTTTTTGGTTGACATTTTTTTCCTTTGTGTTGTTGATAAAGTCTTTGGCGATTCCAGGCCAGCCTAAACGGTATGCCTTGTCATATTGCTCTTGCGTAACTCGTACTCGCAATGTTGGGTATTTTTGGCTTGCGTCTTTGCTCACAAAAAGTACTCCAGTGCAGCGTAAGTTAAGACAATACCGATTGAAACGGCCAGCATTACGTCTGCAAGTTTCTCGTATTGCATACGCTTGTACGATGTGATTGCCGATGCGTAGTTGACCGTTTTTGGAAATGCTTCGTCAAGCGTGCGTGAGAATTTACGGGTTGTTTCCATTTTTACACCTTAGATAATTGTTGATAATTCATTGTAGCACACCTATGGGAGATGACACCATGTTTCTCTGCTTAAAACTTTCTCAAGTGTCCTAGCGTGGATTCCATGCTTGGTACACAATGCCTCATTACTCAAGTTCTCTTTGATGTATTTAAGCATGTTGTCCCTCTGGCGCTTTGCGCTACGAATGTCAATCACATCAATATCAAGTAGCTTGGCTTGTGGCAAGTCTTGACCTCGTGGTGCAAACTCAGTCCTTCGTGATTGATATTCTGTCCATGTCATCGCGCTGCGGCTTTTTGGGCCGCACATGGTTTTTGAATAGTTAGTTTGAGCCATCAGAACGGAACAATGTAGTGAAACTGCTCGCACTCATTCGGTGAGTACAGGTAATCGTCAGGAACTGAGCCATTGAAAACGCATACATTTCCGTTGATCTTGTCGAGATTGTCGCAATCGAAACAACGGTTTTTGTTTAGAAAATCCTCGGCTTCAAGGCGCACGCGCAAGGCTTCGAGATATTGTTCTTTGTCTGTCATTAATATTCTTCCTGTTGGTTAAGTGCTTCTAATTCAATCAACGAAACAACATCGCTAGAAAGCAATTCCGCAATGTCAATGCCGTTTAGCTTTGCCTTTTCCAGCGTGCAAGACTCTGGATAATCTGGCTCCATTTGCATTCCATTCTCACGACTTCCGCGCTCTGCTGGTTCGTATTCAAGCTCGCATTCCAGCTCGCCACCGTCAAAAATGTATGTGTAGTTCAAAGCATCATCTCCAGTTGGTTAGCCGCGTTATTCAAGGCTGTAGCCATATCTCTGGCCTGTTGTGGTGTCATTGAGTGTTGAAAGTGCATGGAACATCCTTTTTGGCTAACTACAACGATCTTACCGATTAACGGGCTAGGATGAATGTGAGTTGTAATTGTCAAAAAGTCTTCATTTGTAAAGTTTGGGATTTGTACGTTTTCCATTTTTAGCCTTTCGTGTTGTTGATGCTGTTAGTGTAGCGCAGTTTCAATGCTTTGCGCTACATTTGCTTAATTATTCATCTTCTTTTTTCTCATGCCATACGGTAGGCCGTAATCCTTGGCGCTGTATTAGCCATGAGCTAGTCCCTGCTATTTTGTTGATCAGAAGCCACGGCAAACGTCTTTTCTTAGCTTGAGTCTGAGCTTGCTTTCGGTGTGCGGCGGTAATTACTACGGTGTTCTTTACTTCTACGCTCCAGCTTTTACCGTCGGGGTCCACGGCAATAAAGTCTTCAACTGCCGTGCCAGCGTTGAGTTCTGCAACACTCCAATCCAAGTCGGTCAATAATTCATTTGCTTCGCGCTGGCCTTTACGCCCTTTTGCTCTTGCGTTAGTCACTCTTCACCTCGCATAACGGCTTCAATTCTGGATAGTTTGATTTTTGCGTCAACCAGTTCGTAAAGTACATCACGATACGCTTTATTTGCTTTTTCATATCGTTGCCGTTCAACTTCTAACTGCGCCTTCAGTGTGTCAAATTGCAGTTTTTCTTTTTTGGTCATCATTCTGTTTTACTCCAAACTCTATCAATCACGTTAAAAAATTTACCGTTCTTTTTGTGGCTTATCATGCTTGGTGGTTTCCCATTGGTAAGGTCAAAGGCACATTGATCTAAGTCTTCACTTACCGTTACGCCCGCCCGCTTTGCCATGTCTGCAACCGTTTGCCTTGCCTTTATCCCTGCGTAATTGGTGTGGTTGACTGCGTGGTATTCAACAATCGCCGGGGTTGACAGTCCGCCATAATACCTGACTTGGAGCATATCTAAGCCACTGGTGCGGCTTGTGTGCTTTTTCCATGCCCAGCTTGTGACCTGCATTTCTGTGGGTTCGATTCCCATGATGTCCTCGCCGCGCAAGTAAACCTCTTTTGGTTTTTCCTCTGGTGGCGGGAACTGGTGGCCGCACGAATCGCACTGTCTTACGCTTGCGTGACATAGCTCGTCACAGTTGGAGCAGGTCTTTGTTGGTGCTATTCCTGAGCCTTTACCGCCACGCTTTGGTGGAGTGATCTGAGTTATTGGGCCGTGTGTGGCGACGTTGCCGGCGAAGTCTAGAACGCGGCAACCGTTGGGCTTAGGCCCTGCCGCCATAGCGTCAAAGCGCCCATCCTCTGTGCTTAGGTCATAACCCGTCGCATATACTGGCCTACTGCCACGAACTGCGGATTGCAGATACAAACCCGGGCTCATGGTGGGTCGCAGCATGACAATCAAGTCAATGGCCGGGTGATCGAATCCAGTGGTTAAAATTCCAACGCTAACCAATGCGGTTAACTCGCCACTTTTCAATCCATTTATACGGTCATCACGCTCTGATCTAAGTAACTTTCCATGCACCACTTCAGCTAATACGCCGCGTTCTTTAAGTAGGTCCGTAACGTGTTCAGCGTGTGCAATATCGGTGCAAAACACTAACCAACTTTTACAACCTTCGCTTCGTGCTATTGTTTCATTAACAGCCATTACATTGTTGTCGTGAGTGTCAACTGCACGCGCCAATTGCGAAGCGATAAAGTCACCGCCTGATTTTTTAACCCCGTCTGTAGATAAGGTTAGCGCGGTGTGCTTGCTTCTAAGTGGTGATAAATATCCTTGATTCAGTAGGTCAACAATCGTAACGGGTTCGATTATGTCGGTGAATAACGCATTGTCACCATCGATCAACATACCCTGCCCAATGCGATAAGGCGAAGCTGTAAGCCCTACGCACCGCATATGCGGATTGATCTCTAAAAGGTCTTTTATAAGGCTTCTATAGCTGCCTGATTCCTCGTTAGATATTGAGTGAGCTTCGTCAATAATGCATATATCAATATGGCCTAATTCCTTTGCGCGTTTTGCAACCGTGCCAATGCTGGCGTATGTGATAGGTTCTGTTGCGCAACGTCGATTCAATGCCGCGCTATAAATTCCCATTGGGCAATTTTTCCAAATAGCGCGCATTTTTTCAGAATTTTGAACCAGTAATTCCTTGACGTGGACAAGCATCAAAACACGCGTACCTGGCCAATTTTGCAAAGCATCTTTTACAATAGCCGCGATAATAACGCTCTTACCACTGCCGCCGGGTAGGCACAAACAAGGGTTGCCAGTTTCGTTTTTCTCAAACCATTCGTAAAGTGCAGTTACGCTGTTTGTTTGATAATCCCTAAGCTGCATATCTAAATCTCATTCCTTGAGTTTGTTTGTACTCATTTGTGCAGCATTTACCTATTGAGCTTGCATATATTTTAAAATATCTTGCAGCTTCTTTGATTGATTCAAACATTTGATTTGTATCAATACATATCACCTGTTTTTTACTTGGCTGAGATAATGAGTTTTTTAATTTTGATTCAGCACTTAGAACTCTTTTCTTGTTTGAATCTGCAATTTTTTTCTTATGTTCAGTGGTCAATTTTTTTGTTTTTTGCCAATCTGACATTTTTTGTTTTGTAGATAAACTATGTTTTTTACCCGTGCTTGATATTGACATCTTTTGTATTGATGATTTTGAATGCTTAAGTCCACTTGAGCCTTCTCCACCATCAGTTTTATTGCAAAGGTTTTCACGTCCATAATACGAAATCAAGTCTTTTTCCAACTCAAATGCATACCATTCTTGTATGTCTTTTTGTGCGAAATCAATCGTATACCCGTGTTTTTTTACGATATTTTTCCAGTGTTGATTTCTGCTTTTTGATTCATTCGATCTGTTATCTATTCCTTTTCCAACATAGAAAATAGAACCGTCTGTAGCTCTGCGATGAACATAGACGTAGAAAGATGATGTAGAATTACTATCAGCCATGTGCATTACCCTTAGTGCATTTTGGTTAGAAGCCCGGACAACACGCCAATGTTTCCGGGTTTTCGCTATTATATCACCCCACTACCCTCGCATCAAGCTCACTAAACTTCTCACGCACACCACTAGCGCACGCCTGCCAATTGGCGACAATCTCGCGGCTTAAATATCCTTCTGGTGCATTGTGTATCGGGCCTTCTTTGGTTAACCAGATAACTCCATTGTTAGTACCTTCCATTTCCCATCCTGGCGTCATATCTGGGTGCAAAACATGGTTATCGCAACCTGCAAGCTGTGAATTAAGGTCTGGTATTGTCATATCCCAGTGCTGACAATGCCATGTGCCATCATCCATTGCGGTGCTATTTGCGCAAGTGCGGCAGTTGACTTCTTTAGTGAGCTTTGATCCGTGGCATAGGTCGTTAGCACTGCAAAACTTGCACTCAAACCACGACGGGTCTTCACTAAGACGTGGTGGCGCACGATCTGCAAAAATAATCCTTCCTGCTTTTTTTTCATACTTTTCAAATTCAGATTGATCAAAATCAAAAAACTCACAGTGAATGCTATCCGAGTCTTTGCATATAAAAATAAACATTGCTCTAGTTAATCCTAGATGACCCATGTAGCCTTGGCCCTGTGCGTAATATGCTGGAATAAGAGTTTTCATTCCAACTTTTAACAGTTGAGCATATTTTTTATGATTGATTGTTTTAACGTCAACCAAATGCACTGTTTTAGGGTCTTCAGGCAATCCAGATACAACAGCGTCAGCATGACCCCTCATGTGGCCTCCGTGACTTTGAACCGCAAATTGCTTTCCTGTTTTTGAGTCCCTGCTATGCACTGTGCATCCAATGGCTTTTAACTCATTTAAAACTCGGTCTTCCTCTCGGTGTCCTGTATCAAACAGTCTTGCAATTCGTCCTTCTACGCCATCATTGAATGCAGCCCTGAATTTAAGCCAAAGCTCCCTATCACATGGCCTTCCAATGCTTGACCATCCAATGTACGGCCTTGGCTTTTCACTTGAATTTTTTTTCTCGTAATGAGAATATATTGCTTGTGCTGTTGTATTCATGTTTTTGCAATTTCAGGAAAAATATTCCACTCTTTTCTGCGTTTTTTAGACAGTTCAACATACCTTTG